TATCGTGAACCGATAAAAGACCACCAGTACATTATGACTGTAGATGTTTGTAAGGGAAGGGGTCAGGATTATTCAACCTTTTCGGTATTCGATATTAGCACTAGGCCCTTTAAACAAGTCGCTGTCTATCGCAACAATACTATTTCTCCTGTTCTCTTTCCTAATATTATATATAAGTACGCAAAGTTCTATAATGACTGTTATGTTGTTATTGAGTCAAATGACCAAGGTTCTGTAGTCTGTAATGGACTATATCAAGAACTAGAATATGAGAATATTCATATGGAGTCTGCAGTCAAAGCTGATAGAATTGGTATTGAAATGACTCGTAAGGTTAAACGTATAGGTTGTTCTGCAATCAAAGATATACTAGAACATAAGAAACTCCAAATATTTGATGAACAAACCATACTTGAAATATCTACTTTTGTATCAAGGGGACAATCATATGAAGCATCTGACGGTAATCACGATGACTTAATGATGAACCTAGTATTATTTGGATACTTTGTATCTGGTACATACTTTAGAGATATGACTGATATTAATCTAAAAGAGATTATGTTTGCAGATAGAATGAAAGAAATAGACCAAGATGTAGTTCCAGTAGGGTTTATAGATGACGGAAGTCAATACATAGACGAAATAGAAAACAAAGAACAAGGTTGGATACAGACACCCTATGACCAAGATGATGTTGATGATTGGATTTGAAAATCTCGTTTTTTATAAATAAAAGTATTGAAAATAACCGTATTATGTATAACTTATAATTAGACTAACGAATAGGAAAAAATCATGGCATTATTTACACCTTCAGCTTCTCCAGCTGTAACCGTAAAAGAAATAGACTTATCGGGAGTAGTCCCTAACGTCCAAACTACTACGGGTGCATTTGTGGGAAACTTTGGTTGGGGGCCAGTAGGTCAAGCTACCCTAGTCTCAGACGAGTCTGGGTTAGTAGAAATCTTTACTGCACCAACAACAACGAATACGGTTGACTTTCACTCCGCAGCTTACTTTTTAAGGTATTCAAATACCTTACAAGTTGTTCGTGAAACTGACTCAGATGCAAAAAATTCTTTTGCGGTAAACTCCTTCGGGACTGCAACTGCACAGGCAATCAATAATAAAACTGCATTTGAGAACGCAACAATCGACTCGTCAGACGGAGCCTTTATTGGAAGATTTCCAGGCTCTCTAGGAAACTCACTACAAGTATCAATCTGCGGAAGTTCAGACTCAGACGGTAGTGGAGCTATTAATTTTAACGCATGGACATACAAATCGTCATTTGATGCAGCTCCAGGCACTTCATCTTTTGTAAGTGGACTTGGTGGTAAGAATGATGAAATTCATGTCGCAGTAATTGATGAAGACGGAGAAATCAGTGGAACTGCTGGTACAGTTTTAGAAACTTATCCGTTCTTATCAGTTGCCTCAAACGCAAAAGCAACAGACGGAACTTCTAACTATTACAAAGATGTAATAAGAGAAAGAAGTGAATACATCTATGCTGGTGCATTCCATAGAAATTCGGACTCAGACGGTGCGAATGACTTTAGTGGTGCTTTATGGGATACTGCCGCAGTAAATGGTTCTCAAGACTTTAAGTCAGATGTAACTTTTGGAACTGGACAAAACGACTTCTCATTGAGTGGTGGTGTTAGTTCTTCTACATTAGGAACAGATGACTATTTAAGAGGTTTCGACAAGTTTGAAGATAAAGATAATATCGAGATAGATTTTTTAATTGCGCCTGAGTCAATTGTAGATGCAACCGCAACTACATTAGTAAATGACTTAGTATCAACTGCAGCTAGTCTAAGAAAAGATTGTGTGGTAGTCGCATCACCCAGTAGAAACTCAGTGGTTGTTACTGGTACGAATGCAGCTGTCATCGCATGTGGAAACACTTATACAAAATCATCATATCTGGTTCAAGATAATAATTATCTAAAAGTGTACGATAAGTACAATGACCAGTTCATAAAAATACCAGCCGCATCAAGTACTGCGGGTCTAATGGCCGCAACTGATTTAGTTGCCGCAAACTGGTTCTCGCCTGCGGGTGCAAGAAGGGGTAGATATCTAGGTATAACTGATATCGTATTAACTCCTACTAAATCCGAAAGGGACGAGTTATATAAAGTTGGTATAAACCCAATTGCAAATATTCCAGGCGAAGGAATAATGTTATTTGGTGATAAGACCAACGAGTCAAGACCTTCTGCATTTGACAGAATAAATGTTAGAAGATTATTCTTAGGAATAGAAAGAGCAATCGCCCTTGCGGGTCGAAATGTAATGTTTGAATTCAATGACGAGTTTACTCGTGCAGAATTTGTAAACATTGTCGAACCTTTCTTAAGAGAAATCAAAGGTCGAAGGGGGATAACAGACTTTAGAGTAGTTTGTGACGCAACAAACAACACTGCGGCTGTTATCGATAGAAACGAATTTATCGCATCTATCTTCATCAAACCTGCCAGAAGTATTAACTTTGTGACACTTAACTTTGTCGCAGTTAGAACTGGGGTAGAGTTTGAAGAAGTAGTCGGAACTGTTTAAGGAGATAAGTAATGGCAATATTAGGAGTCGATGACTTTAAATCCAAAATAAGAGGTGGTGGTGCGAGACCTAATCTCTTTAAGGCAACTGTCAACTTTCCCGCATATGCTGGTGGAGATGTAGAACTTACATCTTTTATGTGTAAAGCTGCACAATTACCAGTATCGCAAATGAATGTAATTGATGTACCATTTCGTGGTAGACAATTAAAAGTTGCGGGTGACAGAACTTTTGAACCTTGGACAGTCACAATCATAAACGATACTGACTTTACAGTAAGAAACTCAATGGAAAGGTGGTCAAATGGAATTAATGCTCATTCCGCAAACACTGGTTTAACAAACCCAGTAGACTATCAAGCAGACCTGATTGTAGAACAACTAGATAGAGACGAGTCTGTAATTAAGACTTACAACTTTAGAGGTTGTTTTCCAATCAATATATCTGCAATTGACCTTGCATATGAGACTGTAGACACTATTGAAGAGTTTACAGTTGAATTCCAAATTCAGTATTGGGAAAGTAATACTACATCGTAGTCTTAAAACATATATATTTAAGGGGAGTATAAATAAAAATACTTCCCTTAAAATGGGTGAATTGATTTAGTATGAAAGGAAACATATATGGCAGAACAAGACAATAGTATCTTTAAACTTTTTGGTTTTGAACTTAAAAGAGCTGAAGATAAGGCAAAAGAAGATAAGAAAAAGAAACTTCAATCTATAGTTGCACCTACTGACCCAGACGGTGCGGGGTATGTGACTGCAAGTGGTTCTCACTACGGTCAGTTCCTTGACATGGACGGGACTCAAGCAAAAGACAATCGTCAATTAATACTTAAATATCGTGGAGTTGCAGTACACCCAGAAGTAGATGCAGCCATTGAAGATATTGTAAATGAGTCGATAATTAATTCTGAAAATGAGTCTCCCTTAGAATTAAACCTTGATAACGTAGAAGCACCAGATAATATTAAAAAAACCATGATAGAAGAATTTGAGAAAATTGTTTCTATGATGAAAATTCAAGAACTCGGTTCTGATATTTTTAGGTCTTTTTATATTGACGGTAGAGTATATCATCATTTAGTTGTAAATGAAGAACAACCAAAATTAGGTATTCAAGATATTCGAAATATCGATGCAACTAAAGTAAGAAAAGTTAAAAATATCAAATACAAAAAAGACGAAAAAAGTGGTGCAAAGGTTGTAGATAAAGTAGAAGAATTTTATATCTTCCAAGAAAAATATGGAAGTAATCAAGGTATCAAATTATCTCCAGACTCAGTATCATATGTTACGTCTGGACTATTAGACCCGTCTAAAAAACAAGTACTATCGTACTTACACAAGGCATTAAAACCCATAAACCAGCTTCGAATGATGGAAGACTCACTGGTAATCTACCGTCTTGCAAGGGCTCCAGAGAGAAGAA